TTTGGTGGCCGTGTATACGAAGACGAACACGGTAATATGATAACTACCCTCACCCCAAATGAGTGGAAGAAGCGCACAGAAGCACAGGATATTGATATAAGCACATTGCCCAGCGCCTTTGATTCCGAGGGTACACAAACGCACACCCCTCCTGCTAGCTCTGAGCAATCTGACCCTTGGGAGGGTTATGGGGAAGCCATGCAGGCTAAGAATGATTACCTCCTAGGGCTGGCGCAAGAAGATGGTGAAAAACCTACAGAGCGTTCTGGCTTCATGTCACACTTTGAGAACCCTACAGCGCATAAGATGTTCGGTAAGAGCTATTCTGACCTTACAGATGACGAAAAGATGGCCACAGCCCTTAGATCACAGATAGATATGGGAACGGCTAACATGGCACAAGGCCGACAATATGAAGAGATCATGGCTCGTATAGACGCCACTAACTCAGCCTCTCGCACTTCTTCTACAAGTGCAGGGGATAGTGATGGTGGTATCATGACAAGCCAAGTGACCTCTCATGTGTCAGACACAACTCCAGAAATATCCCCCATGCCTACATGGGAGGATGAGGTCGAAATGGATACGGACTTCAGTTGGTGGGATGATACCGATACAGATGACGTAGTAGTTAGTACAGCACCACATGCAGAAATATCAGGTGGAAATAGTATAAATCCAGTAGACCCTGCAAACGAATATTATGCTGACCTGTATGGTGAAGAAGGCCGCAGCACTCCGGGCTTACTGTCCCCTATAGACGAAATTTATCTACAGGAAGAAATGTTCCTACGGGATGTTAGAGAGAATGACCTTCCTCCTGCACCTTCTAATGACAGTGATAACTCTTCCAGTAGTAGTAGTAATAATTCCTCGTCATCCAAGGATAGAGATAACAATTCATCATCATCATCCAGTAGTGGGGGTGGTTGGACTCAGAAGACTAAGCAAGAGGTCGATGACAGCCTCGATTATGCAGAAAAGAAATATGGCTTCCTCGCTACAGGTGGACGCTAACTAATTTGCGATGGCTACTCGCAAAACCACTAGTGAGGGACATATTTAGTCCCCTCTAGTCTACTTTTGTGGCCCCATAGGAGAAATTATGGCTAAGTATGGACGTTCTCACGAAGAGGACGATATTATTGACGAAGTTATTACAGAAGAAGCGCCTATCCAAGACCCTGAAGAGGCTTCATTTAAGAAGCGTTACGGTGATCTACGTAGGCATATGCAAGAGCAAATGAACCTTAAAGATAAAGAAATTCATCAAGTTAAGGATCAATTAAACCAAGCAGCACGAAAACAGATCAAATTCCCTAAGTCAGAGAGTGAGGTTAAGAACTGGATTGAGAAATATCCTGACGTAGCTGCCATTGTTGATACGATTGCTCAGAGGCGTTCCCTAGAAGCCCTAGCAATGGGTGAAAAGAAGATGGAACGCCTACAAGGTCTGGAGAAGAAGCTAGACAAAGACAAGGCAGAGGTAGAGTTGAAGAAATTCCACCCCGACTTTGATGAATTACGAGCTGATAAACATTTCCATCAGTGGGTAGCTGCACAACCTAAGTGGGTGCAGGATGCTCTATATGAAAATGAGACTGATGCTCGTTCTGCTGCCCGTGCTATTGACTTGTATAAGTCAGACACAGGTAAAAAGAAAAAAGGCAGTGCCAATAAAGGTGCAGCCCAAGCTGTCGGTACTAGTAAGGGCCATGCCCCAGCTAATACAGGCAAAGCAGCCTTTAGTGAAAGCCAGATAGAGAGTATGAGTGCCGATGAATACGATAAGAATGAGGACGCAATCCTTAATTCTATGAAAAATGGCACTTTTAACTACGATATTACTGGTGCAGCACGATAAGGGGTTGTAATTACACTAGTAATAGTGTTATAATAATATGGAGTAATGATATAACTCGTTGCTCTATATTCCTTCCAAGAGCCGTTCCTTATTTCACGGAACCTACCTCCCAAAAAACCGAAGAAGAACAATAACACATCTGAGATTACCTGTTATCATTTGGCCCGTAGAGTTTTGCGATACCCAAAAAGATGCAGCCCTTAGTAAGTTTGATACTTCTATTCTTGCTTTATAAAAACACTAACTAATACGTTTTTAAAGCAATTTATTTATATATTTATAGGAGAATGCAAAATGGCATTTCAATCTGCGTCTGGGCATAGTAACCTACCTAATGGTAACTTTAGTCCAGTAATTTATTCCAAGAAAGTTCAAAAGACTTTCCGTAAGAAGTCTGTAGTTGAAGATATTACTAATAACGATTATTTCGGTGAAATCTCCAACCATGGTGACTCTGTTAAGATTATTAAAGAACCTGAAATCACGGTAGCAAGCTATGCCCGTGGTCAGACTCTGACTAGTCAAGACATTCAAGATGATGACTTCAGCCTAATCATTGACCAAGCCAATGCTTATCAGTTCCAAATTGATGACATTGAAACTGCTCACTCTCACGTTAACTTCATGGACTTAGCCACTGATCGTGCCGCTTATTCCCTGAAGGACAAGTACGATAGTGAAGTTCTTGGTTACATGTCTGGTTTTGAACGTAACGCTGCTGATAACGCATGGATCGCCCGTAGTGCCGCTAACGGTACTAAGGCTGACTCTGCTGCGGGTGCTGACGAACTACTAGCCGCTAACAAGATGAACATAACTACTTGGGGCGGTTCTGCTGTTTCTGGTACTACAGGTGCTGCTGTTCACGCACTCACCTCTGTTCCTCTAGCGACAGGTGGTGGTTCCGGTGCTATCACTTCACCACTACAGTTGTTGAACCGTATCAACCGTCAGATGGACGTTTCTAACGTCGATTCCGATAACCGCTGGATTGTTCTTGATCCTATCGTTATCGAAATGCTGATGGATGAGGATTCTAAGCTAATGAACGCTGATTGGGGTGGCAATGGCCAGCTAATGAGTGGTTCTGAGCCTACCCAACTTCGTGGTTTCAAAGTGTACAAGTCCAACAACCTGCCTTACTTCGGTACAGGTGCAGATACCTCTGCTTCTGCTGGTTCTCGTACTAACTTTGGTGTTATCGTTGCAGGTCATGGTTCTGCCGTAGCTACAGCTCAGACTCTAGCTAAGACTGAATCTTTCCGTGCGCCAGACACCTTTGCTGACCGTGTACGTGGTATGCAGCTATATGGCCGTAAGATTTTACGTCCTAACGCTCTGTTCACAGCACACTACAACGTAGCATAGTCTCGTTGATCCAAGGGGGAGTGGTTTAGGCCATTCCCCTTTTATGCATTTTAGAGATTTATACGTATGTCCAGTTCTTTCTTAGACCTTACTAACAAAACACTTCGCAGACTAAATGAAGTTGAGATTTCACAATCTGATTTTGGTAGTGTGCGTGGCGTACAAGCATTAGCTAAGGATGCCGTGAAAGCTGCCGTAGCTAAGATTAACCAAGCTGAGTTTGAGTGGCCATTCAATGCCGCTGAACACACACAGACTTTAGTGTCAGGCCAAGAAGAATACTCATGGCCTACTTACTTTAAAACAGTAGATTGGAATAGTTTCCAACTACAACAAGATTCCAGCCTAGGTGCCGAATATACTCACCTAGATTACATGGGCCGTGACGAATGGTATGAAGACCATCGTGACGAAGATTATACAGCAGGATCAGCAGGGCGTACTCTTCCTACTAAGGTATTCCCCGGCCATGGCATGGGCTACGGAGTCACTCCTACCCCAGATGAAGCCTATACCCTCAAGTTCCGTTACTACATGAACTACGCTGACCTAGCCAATTATGATGATTTAAGTCGCATTCCTGAAGCATTTGAAGATGTAATTATAGATGGTGCTTTATATCACATGTACATGTTCCGAGATAACATGGAAGCTGCACAGTTAACCCAAGGTGCCTTCTTGCAAGGTGTCAAAGAAATGCAGTCTCTTCTTATCAATAAGTTTGCTAGCGTTACAGACACTAGGGTTAAGTATTAATGGCTGACAGCATTGAATCCCTCAAGGTCATCTGTGCTGGTGGCCTTAATAGTAATGAGAACCACCTAGAGCTTTCTGAAGCTACCCCCGGTGCTGCCACTCGTCTAGTTAACTATGAACCGTCCTTGTTTGGCGGTTATCGTCGTATTAACGGCTACGAATTATATGATAGCACTTACCCTGAAGTAGGGGATCACTCTTCTGTGACCAACACATCAGAAGGTAAGGTACTAGGCCTAGCTCTCTATCGGGATGATGCTACTGACTTAGATATTACAATAGCTTTTCGTAAGGATGCTAATAGCAATTCCTACAGCGCATATAAGTACGTTAAGAATGTGGGTTGGGTGAAGTATACCTTCGACCATTCCATTACACGCCCCTATACTAATAGCGCAAACATATCAGTACATAAAATACGCTACGCTACATTCAACTTCGGTGACGGTAATAAGATTATCTTTGTAGACGGTGTTAACCCTGCAATGATCTTTGATGGTACTGAATGGAATGAGGTTACGGTTGCAGGCACAGGTCATGATACTACTACTTCGACCACCAGCCCCGGAGGGAACCAAGCCCTAGACGCACCTTCACTAGTGGATGTATTTGAAAACCACATCTTCTTAGGGGGTGACAGACTATACCAAGCTACTGTAGCTCACTCTGCCCCTTTGGCGGCACATGACTTCCTAGTAGCTAATGGCGCTGGGCAATTATCAGTAGGTTTTGATGTAGTTCAGTTTAAACCTTTCCGTGATGATCTATTCATCTTTGGCGGTAATGGTATCAAGAAGGCTACAGCAGATACTACAGCAGGTTTTGTTATTGCCCCAGTAACAGCTAACGTAGGCTGTATAGCTAGAGACTCCGTACTAGAAATTGGTGGTGACTTAGTATTCTTAGCACCAGATGGTATTCGCCCTGTGGCAGGTACAAGTCGAATTGGTGACGTAGAATTAGAGACTATCTCTAAACCTATCCAACAATTACTGACTGACTTACCCATAGACTACAACCTAGATAATTTAAATGGTGTAGTCATTCGTTCCAAGTCTCAACTACGTTACTTCATTGGTGATGACGATGATGCTGATGCAGTAGATAGTTTTGGTATCATAGGCGGCTTGCGTAGCGCAGACCAAAAGTTAGGTTGGGAGTTCGGTGAACTTCTAGGACTTCGGGCTAGCTGCTGTACTTCAGGATATATAGGCCGCTTTGAGTACATCTTGCATGGTGATTATGACGGTAAAGTCTACCGCCAAGAGCAAGGCACTACATTCAATGGTAATGATATATTAGCCGTATATGGCACACCTTACTACGATTTTGGGGATACCCAAGTACGTAAGATCATGAGGGAGGTTCACACCTTCATCCGGGCAGAAGGCCCATTAACATTAAACCTAGCAGTTGGTTACGATTGGAAAGATGCTAACACGGCTACCCCAGCGGATTATTCTGCTAGCAGTGAAGGCGCTCCCGTTACCTACAAAGGTCGCAACATCACATATGGCGGCACCAATATTAAATATGGTGGTAGCTCTAAACCCATAATGACAACCGCAATTCAAGGTTCAGGGTATTCTACCCAACTTACTTACGTGTCTTACGGGGATTTCTACCCTTATTCTATTCAAGGCATGGTTTTTGAATTTTCAGTTGCAGGAAGACGATAAATGACAGGTTATACTAGACAATCCGTAGCATCCATCATTAACGGTGAAGACGTAACTGCTCCACCGTTGAATGCCGAATTCAACCAACTCCAATCTGCCTTCAACGGCACCACAGGTCATGGGCACGATGGCTCGACAGGTGGTGGCCCTAAGATCGCTCTAGGTACATCTGTATCTGGGTATCTCCCGTCTTTGCACGGTGGTACAGGCGGCTTAAACAATATGGCAGCTACTACAGCTCCTACCTCTACTAGTGACACATCTAGTGGGTATGCCCCCGGTTCCACATGGCTGGATGCTACAACAGGTCGTTTCTACCTTTGTGTAGTCAGCACAGCTAATAACGCAATCTGGACTGAACTGGCGGCTGTACAAGAAGCTAACCGTATCGTACCGCACACTAATGATACAGTGAGCTTAGGTACCTCTACATATAAGTTTAAGAATGGTTACTTCACAGGGACACTTACAGCCCCTAACGTAACTGCAACTTCTGCTCTAAGCTCCACAGGTACGCTCACAGTTACAGGTGCTACTACCCTTGCAACAGTACAGGGTACTACCATAACCGCCTCTACAGGCTTTGTAGGAGGTTTAACGGGTGATGTAGTAGGTAATGTGACGGGTAATCTGACAGGTAACGTCACAGGCAACCTAACGGGCAATGTGACAGGTAATGTAACAGCAGGATCAGGAACTTCTACATTCAATAATGTGACAGTCAATGGCACACTTAATATGGATGGTAGCTCTTCTGCTACAATCACTAACCTGACTGACCCTTCCAATGCACAGGATGCCTCTACCAAGAATTACACAGATACTAAAGATGCTCTCAAGCTAAACCTAGCAGGCGGCACTATGTCTGGTGCGGTTGCTATGGGCAGTAATAAGATTACGGGATTGGGTACACCCACAGCTAATACCGATGCAGCTACTAAAGGCTACGTCGATCAGGAAGTAAGTGATGTAATCAACTCAGCACCGGGAGCTTTAGATACGCTAAATGAATTAGCTGCTGCCCTAGGTGATGACGCTAACTTCAGCACCACTATTACCAACTCTGTAGCCACTAAACTACCTAAAGCAGGTGGTACTATGTCTGGCAACATTGCGATGGGCACTAATAAGGTCACTGGCCTAGGTACTCCGTCAGATAGTGCTGATGCTACAAGTAAGACTTATGTAGATACAGCAGATGCTGCTAAAGTTTCTAAGTCTGGCGATACTATGTCAGGCAACCTTTCAATGAGTTCTAATAAGGTAACTGCATTAGCCAACCCTACAGCAAGTACGGATGCGGCTAATAA